TCATCCAGCGCATCTTCCAGAACCAAGACTCTGCTACAGACTCATTCGGAATCTCTGATGAGGAGAGAGAACAGTTAATGAAAGAGATTAACAATATCAAAGAAGATAAGTAATGGAGTTTCAAGTTGCAGTAGTTAAGGATGTTGTATTAGATGATACAAGTAAGTACTTTACCAATGTGGGAGAGTATAACGGACTTGGATCAATCTATTTTGAAGTTGTCAAGGGTAATTACAAATCAAAAGGATTTGCTAAACCCTATTTTTCAAACATCTCTAACTTCCCACTACTTGAAGAATTAGTCTATATATTCTCCCTACCTTCACCAGATATTCAAAACAATAACTACAAGAAGGTTTATTATTATATTACTCCGATCAACGTTTGGAATAGTAATCACCACAACGGAATTCCTAACATTTTTAGAAATACAGAAGTTCCCGAGTCACAACAAAGAGATTACACACAGACTGAAGCAGGAGCTGTACGTAGAGTAGAAGATGGTAGTAGCGATATCGTTCTAGGTAAAACTTTCAAAGAGAAATCAAACATTAAACCCTTACGTAAATTTGAAGGTGATTTTGTACTTGAAGGAAGATTAGGTAACTCTATTAGGTTTGGTTCTACGATACTCTTGAACGATAAACCTATAACACCTTGGTCGACTGGAAGTAATAGTGGAGACCCTATTATACTAATTAGAAACGGGCAAGGAGATAGGGGATCTGTTGGCTACTTACCAACTGTCGAAGATATTAATTTAGACCCATCTTCAATTTATTTAACATCAACTCAGAATATACCCTTAGTAGCATCAAGCACCACCTACTTTAGTTACAAGACAGATCCCCCAACTAACCCAAATCAATACACAGGAAAACAAATACTTGTAAATTCAGGTAGGTTAGTGTTCAACACAACAGAAGATCACCTACTACTAAGCTCTGTAAAAAGTATTAGTCTAAGCTCTTTATTAAGTGTAAATCTAGACGCATCAGAAGTTATAATGCAAACTGGAAAAATATACCTAGGATCTAAAAACGCAAACGAACAGTTAGTTTTAGGTAATACTGCTGTAGCTCAACTAGAAGAAATAGTAGACATACTTAAAACATTGCTTAATGCCTGTAAACTCGCTGCAAACAGTGGAGGACCTGTAGCATCATTAAAAGGTGTTGCTGATACTTTAACGACAAGATTAAATTCAATAAATTTAAAAGCAATGCTCTCTAACTCTAACTATACTGTATAATGACACCACAAGAACTAGAAAACCAAAGAGAGCAGGAGAGACAGGATAGGAAAAAGTTACAGAGGAGACTCGCTCTGCAAAAAGTAGCGACAACGGCAATCATAACAGCAGCAACACAGACTACCGCCCTTGATAGACTTAATGAAAGTATAAACTCAAAAGTAGCTATTGTACGAGATAAAGCAATCACCCAATTAACAAACCTAGCAGCAGATTTAGGAATCGAAGGATTAGAAACAGGAAACCCTCAGTTACCCGACCTATGCCCCTCCCAACCTATTTTAGAAAAAGCAACAACTATCCGTAACGCTCTACTTACCGATCTAGAGAATACAGCCAAGTATGTTAATATAATAAATCAATCCTTACTAGTAGTTAACAGTCTATTAAAAGGAAGTATCAACGCAGTAACCGCTATCAACCTTATAAAAACCGCATCTGCAATAGGCGTTAAAGCAGCTCCAACTGTCCCTGGATTTGTAACCTCCCTTCTTGCAGACCTAGACGATATAAGAACATTATTGACTTTCGATAAAGAAGGTAACCCTAAATTAGTTAGGTTAAAACAAGTTGTAGAGAACGGAACTACTTACGTATCGACTGCTGCAAATGTAATAAACATACTATTAGGACTATTATTAGTAATTGATAGGGTTCTCGAAAAATGTGGCAAAAGACCAAACCCAGTTGGGGATGATATTAAGAACCTAGCATCAGTAGTAGTTACAGCAGAGAATAGTAATACTGATACTATCTACAAAGGATTCACCTTTGAGATCGTAGACAAATACTTTAGCCCAACTCTAAACCAAAAGATAGGGCAAGCTAAAAATAAACAAGGAATCGTTTTACTTCAGACCGAACCTTCATTCACCCAAAACCCCCAAGTACTAATTGAGGAGTTGAAACTGATTATTGATAGAGACAATCTAAAAGCCGATTAAGAAATATTTATAAAAGATGGATACCAAATTATTTAAAAAACTTATTAAAGAAGCCGTAAAGGAAGCTATCCAGGAAGAAATCAAAGACATCCTGTTAGAAGCAGTACGTGCTCCTAAGACAGTTATTCAAGAAAGTTATGCCCCACCAGTTCAAACATTAACAAGCACACCAACCGTACCTACTGTTAATGCAAGAGGTAAATACAGAGAGCTACTAGGTGAAATGATGGAATCGAGAAATGGAAATATTTCAATGACCTCAAACGATGCTGTAAGCTTCGGTCAACAACCTGGATATAGACCACCTGTAAGTGCAAACACAACTGGAGAAGGATCTTCATTACCTCCCGGAGAGGTTAACTTAGACCAAATTATGGGTCTTATGAGTAAGAAATAATGGCATACGGCGCTAGAAGAATATACCCTATTGATTTAGCTACTAGTAAAGCAGTAGGTGTGTCGCTGCCGTTTAACGGTAACGCCGTCTTCAAGCCCACCTATACTACTAAAGAAGCAATAAAGACAAACCTCATTAATTTCCTATTAACAGGTCAAGGTGAGAGAGTTTTTAACCCTGGCTTCGGAGCAGGTTTACGGAAATTCGTATTTCAACAAATTAGTACCCAAGGAGTATCAGAAATTGAAAATTATATTTTATCTGTTATAGAAAAATACTTTCCAAACATTCAAGGTGTAGTACAAATACAGTCGACACCAGACCGGAATACAATTCTAATAACAATTACATATAGTATAGTAAATACTGGTATAAACGATACTGCACAAATAAATCTAAGCAATGGCTGAAAATAAAGATATAAAATATTTTAATAGGGATTTTGCAGGGTTGAGGAACCTCCTTGTTGATTTTTCCAAAACCTACTTCCCTAACACCTATAACGACTTCTCTCCATCATCTCCCGGGATGATGTTTATGGAAATGTCTGCGTATGTAGGTGATGTATTATCATTTTACCTAGATAACCAAATACAAGAAACCTACCTACAGTATGCAAAGCAATCTACAAGTCTATATACACTAGCCTACATGTTAGGGTATAGACCTAAAGTAACCAAAGCTGCAACTGTTGATATTGATTTTTACCAACAAGTACCCTCTAAGCTATCCGGAAGTGTATACATTCCAGATTTAGATTACGCATTACTATTTGCTCAAAACACTCAACTTAAATCAGCAACAGGAGATAATTATTTCCTAGTTCAAGATCCAATTGATTTTTCTTCTTCAAGCTCTTTCGACCCTACTGAAACAACAGTTTATCAAATTTCTGCAGGAGCACCACAGTACTACCTTCTTAAGAAATCAAGAAAGGGTATTTCCGGGCAAATTCAAACAACTACATATAATTTTGCAGCACCTGAAGCATTTGCAACAGTTACTCTTCAAAATACAGACATTATTCAAATTCTAGATATAACTGACTCAGACGGCAATGTATGGTACGAGGTACCTTATTTAGGGCAAGAGATGGTTTATGTTCCGATTAGGAATACAAATACTAATGATCCTAACTACTACAGTGACAGTGATGCTCCATACTTAATGCAGTTAGAAAAAATACAAAGAAGATTTACTACTAGATTTACATCAGAAAACACTTTAGAGATTCAATTCGGATCAGGCACTACCAACGATGTAGATGAAGTTATAACACCAAACCCGAACAACGTAGGTTTAGGATTACCTTACGAGCAATCTAAGTTAACAACTGCATTCGACCCCACTAACTTCTTATATACAGATACTTACGGTATTGCCCCTGCAAATACAACTTTGACAGTTAGGTACTTAGTAGGCGGCGGTATTGCTGCAAACGTAGAAGCAAGCACACTGACTAGTTTTGTTAATACAACGAACATTAATTTTATTAACAACAACTTAAATACAACTACCGCAAATTACATCTTTAGTACTCTCGCTGTGAATAACCCTAGAGCTGCTTCCGGCGGAGGTGATGGAGACACTCTAGAAGAGATTAGACAAAATACTCTAGTTGCTTATCAATCACAATTGAGAAACGTAACTCCCAACGACTATCTGATTAGAGCGTTATCAATGCCTTCAAATTACGGATCCGTAGCGAAAGCCTTTGTTCAACCAGTTAAAGCTTCTGAAACTACCCTACCCGGTCAGATCCCAACAACATTAAACCTGTATGTGCTAGGCTACAACGCAAACGGATACCTAACCCAGGTTTCCGATACAGTAAAGCAAAACCTAAGTACTTATCTTTCAGAGTATAGAATAGCAGGAGACACTGTAACTATCAAAGATGGATATGTAATCAATATCGGATGTGATTTTGAAATCGTAGTTAGACCGAACTTTATTAGTAGCGAAGTGTTACTAAGTTGCCTGTCGGAGTTAAAAAGCTTCTTTAAGACTGAGAATTGGCAATTTAACCAGCCAATCATACTAAAAGATCTTTTTATTCTTCTCGATAAAGTCTCCGGAGTGCAGACAGTAAAATCTGTTACAATCTCAAATAAAACAGGGATTAGTCAAGGATATTCTGAGTTTGCATACGATACTACTATCGCCACACAGGGGAATGTTATCTATCCTTCTATTGATCCTATGATCTTCGAAGTTAAATATCCAGACACAGATATTAAAGGTAGAGTAGTTTCTCTATAATTCATATTTATAACAAATGGCTGTTTACAAACTCTTCCCAGAGAAAGACGCTACCCTGTATAGCGAATACCCGGCAATGAATACCGGGATAGATGAAATTATAGAAGCAACCACCGCTGTGGCTGTAGATGGCTCTCCCGCTGTAAGTAGATTTTTAGTACAGTTCAATCAGAGTCAAATTCAAGATGTCCTTCAAAATAGAGTTAGCGGTTCTTTAGCCGTATACTTTAGAACCTCAATGGCGAAGGTGACAGGGTTAGCAGAAGAGGTAACTTTATATAATTACGCAGTATCTGGATCTTGGCAAAACGGAACAGGTAAGTACTTAGACTCACCTCAGACTCAAAATGGAGTTAGTTGGAAATACAAAACAAGCTCTGGTTCAGGAGCCTGGGCACTTTCAAGTTTCGGAGCAACAGGTGCTACCGCATCGTATACCGCCGGGTATGAAGGAGGAGGAAACTGGTACACTAGCTCTACTTATATTCAAACTGCTTCTTTACAGTATAGAAGTGATTTTGACCTATCATTTAACGTAACAAATACAGTTCTAGCTTGGTACAGCGGTTCAATCGTCAATAATGGATTTATCATTAAACAGGCTGACTCTGACGAATTTAACGTAGATAAAACAGCTGAACTAAAATACTTCTCAGTAGATACAAATACAATCTACCCTCCACAGTTAGAATTTAGATGGGCCGACTACACCTTTAATACCGGATCATCAACACAGACATTTGTAACATCTTCCGACGTTGTAGTTACACTACCTAACAACACACAACAGTATCTCCCCCAAGCAATTCAAAGATTTAGAGTAAATGCTAGACCTCAATTTCCACCTAGAATATTTACAACCTCTTCTTTCTATACAACAAACTGCTACCTGCCCACAGCTTCATACTGGGCTTTAAAAGATTTAGATACTGACGAAATCGTTATTGATTTTGATACTGAGTATACAAAGATTAGCGCAGATTCAGACAGCAACTACTTTGATGTATATATGGACGGGTTAGAACCTGAGAGATATTATAAGATCCTTATAAAAACCCTTATTGGGGGAACTACTCAAGTATTGGATAATAGCTACTACTTCAAAGTTGTAAATGGATAATGGTCGAAACAATTAACATAGAGGTCCTAAAGTATAATAAAGCAGAACTAACAAGAACTGTCAATACTCAATTTACACAATTTGGAGTTACTGCCTCTGCCGACCAACCACCAGTAGCAGACACAATCACTATTCCAGAATTCTTCTCAGCTTATCAAAACTTATTCTACACCATCCCTAAATACGGAGAAACCAACTCACACGAGTACCTAGTGAAAACTAGTGGAGATTATATTGGAGGTGAAGCGGTTAACGAAGAGGTACAGGCGTTGCAGCAAGAAATTACACAATTAAGACAAGAGAATTTGGATTTACAACAATCATTACTTAACTTACAAACACCGCAATAATGTCTACTCCTTCAGTACTTCCTATTATTCCATTAAATACTCAAGGCCAGGAATTAACCCCTGTAGATGAAATCAGTGTATCTAGTATTAGCGTAACCAGTAAATACAACGTAGAGACTGATTATATCAAAGCATATCTGTATGACATAAACGACAACCTGATAGGCGGGCTAACAACCAACTACTCTATTACTAGCGGTAAAATATCCGGAAGTACCTCCACACAGATAAATCTAGATCCAGCACAAGATCTTGCCTCAAACAACTACA